TTAACTCTAAGTTTCCCCCCACTTATATCAGGTACATCCATTACAGTTATAAAATCACCAGGTTTAATCTGAGGATAATAATAAGCTAAGTTTAATCTTACTTCACTACTGTTAAGCCAATTCTCAAGTTTAAGTTGATTTTCTGCTCCTTGCTTAGCCTTATTAACATCATACGTAGGAAAGTCTAATGTACCTGTAACGTTAAGACATTTAAGGTCTGTACCACTATTCTGTTTACCTTCATCTAACTCATTATCCTTATTGGCATTATTACTTTGTATAAAATACCGTTTTTCTTTCTTAGTATTTTTCTCTTTATCCTCTTCATCATCAGGTTCTTCAAATCTTTCACTTAATACTGAAGGACCAGGAGGTTTACCTAATCTCTGAGAGAAATTTACTTGAGCAAAGCTAGAACGAAAATCATCATCCTGACTACTAGCGGACGAACTAAACTCTGTATACCATTCATATTCGATATCAGCATTCACTCCTACCGTATCTTTCTTTGTGTTTTTAGAAGGTTGTATTTTCCTATAAGTTCTAGCATAACTATCTTCGCCAACTACTAATTCAGGAAGTAGAGGGTTCTCTTTAAGTGCGGCTTGCTTCTCCTCCGGTGTATCATTACTGTCTTGAATTTCCTTTCGTATAGCTTTGATAAAAACATTATCAGGATTTGGATGTGTATGAATACCTTGAACTATTTCTTCTTCTTGCAACGAAAGTAAAGGAAATACATAATTAGGGTCTGGTATAGCTATAAGAACATCTTGCTCTAAATCTAGTTTTCCAGTCTTATCTTCAGAAACAATATCCTTAAGCTTAACCTTTTCAGTTCTATAAGGTATATCTTCTATATTCGTATAGTATTTAGAAGCTTCTCCTAAACTAAAAATCTTAGTACTGTAGACTTTGAATTTTCTAAACTGTAAAGCTGACCATACTAATTCACAACGTTCTCTTTCCTCTGCTGTGATATCAGGGTCATCCGGCTTACTTAACACGTAGTGGTATATGGTTCTCGTATCCGTAGTTGTATCTAATCCAGCTTCACTGTTAAGGTCTTCTGTTAGAAATCTACCTAATTTCCAACCAGTCTCAACTACTTCTACCAGATATTTATGAGTATTGAATGAAGTGGGGGATTGAGTAAATTGGTCTTTACTATTTTGGTAATAAATACCAAGACTCTTTTGTTTCTTATCTTTTCCTTTCGTTGTAGTCTCAGTAGCTTCAACTCCTACTTCAGCTTCCAATGGCTTATATACATACTGAGTAGTTCGGTCTTCTATCTTAGTCCAAAAACCTTCAAATGTAGGGGACTTTCCTAATAGAGGTGGAACTAATCCTGCTTTATTTTCATTAAAACTTTCAGGGTTTTCAATATCAATTGCATGGTAGGCAAACCCCCAACTTTCAATTCTTTCTTTATAAGGTTGTCCATTAAGTGTAGTAGTGGTTTTTTTAGTTTTTCTAGGTCCACTCTTATCAAAATTAAGACTTAAATCCTGCACATTGTATTTATAGGTAACTGAATTAACTTCAGCTTGACCTTCCACAATATCTAGACCTCTAGGGGCTTGTGATGGGTTAGTATCACCCTCAATCAGAGTTATCTCTAAAGGGGGTTTCTTAACTAAATTACTTTTAAGAGAATCCTTAAACTCTTCTACCTTCTGTTTAGGATTCTTAAAATCATCCTTACCCTTAAGCTCATACACATCATAAACTACAGGTTTATTAGCAGTAGATTCGATAGTGTAGATAATTTGATTTTTAGTTAAGCCTAAAGTTCTTCCTGAGCTTAACTTATGTGCTCTAACAATATTATCTGAATAATCAATATAATATCCCTCTAGAGTCTTATATGTATCTAATATACTCTTAAAGTTAACGGTACTATCTGAATTAACTTCACCTAAATCAACCTGAACATCAAATCCACTATAGTTAATCTTGCTAAGGTCAGCTATCTGCTTAAGGGTAGTCTTTCCACCTTTACTAATACCTTTATTACATTCGTTAATCTTAGGGTTCTTAGCAAGTAATTCATCATGATAACCTCTTAACGATACCGAAATATCGTAAGTTACAAATTCTCCCCCTAAATTATTTCCATGTATACGGTTAACAGACTCAGCATAACCAGCTACTTCCATCTCTAACCAATCATATATCTTTATCTTAGTACCGACTTCCTTATATACTCGCCTGTACTCATATACATCGTTTCGTCTAACAGCTTCAAAACTAATAGTTCCTGAAGGTGAACTTTCAAAGTTAAGGTTTAACGAAATAGAAGTACCAACTCCTCCTAAGGGAACATTTGGTCTGTTAGTAGTGACTAAATTAGTTAAAGCTGTACGACTAGAGAAAGTAAAAGACATAAGAATACATATATAAATTAAGATTTAAGAGCTAAAGCACTTGAGAGTTCTGAACTAAATAATAAAGTTAATGATTCAATTCTATTACTTAAATCATAAATGTCACCTTTATAAGTAAGACTAGTAACGATAGATATAGAAGTATCGAAATCAAACTTATATGCGGTATATCGGGTATAAGAACCTATATCTCTGGTCCCGTATATAGTTCCTGTATCTCCTGTGATAGGTCTACAGGTTTCACAACCCTTAAGAATAATCTTGTTATCAACGAAAGTAAAATAATTAGGGCAACCTGTACTTGCTGCCATATCATAGAAATTGATACCGGAAGCTTCAATCTTATCAAGGCTCTCAGGTACATAAGGAAAGTTGCTTAGACCAATCTCATATTCGTATAAGTCATTTCTTTGTGGAACTACAAAGTTAAATTGGTACTTAAAACCACTATCTAGTAAGTTAGGGTTATCTGTATGAACTAAAGCATAAGGTTCTAAATTACCTTGATTAACATAATAAGTATTTCTGTTAATAATAAGGTCGGGTTCAGTTACAGATGTTAAACCTAAATAATCTAAATCAACAACAAGATTTCTTATCAAATAGAAATACCCTATATTAGATGGAACTAAAGGAGTTGTATCTACAGAAACAACATCGTTAGGGTTATATAAGATGGGAGACTCTATAGGGTTAGTAGTTAGTGATTTAGAAATATTAACTAAAGGAAATTTATAAGAATCTAAAGTAAATAGACCTAAACTATACTTTCGTTCATACGTAGTACTTTCTAATTCATTATTGTTAAGAATCCACATGACATTTATATTCTTAAATCCAATTTAATACGGGAGACTCTAAGGTTACGGACATCTGACTAATTCTATATTCTCCATCATCCGTATAATAACCTTGTTCAACATTAAGACTTTTAACAATACAATCAGCAATCTGAATACCCGCTAAGGTTACAGTTAATCCTCCACTACCACTATTGATATAAGACCTAATGGTAGAACCCTGTGTAGTTCTAAATGCTGTAACTAGGGATGCGTTAACATCATGCATTGTTATATCTACAGACCAAACTATAGGGTTAACTTGGTTGATGAAACTACCATTCTTAACCTTAATACCTACATTAGATGAGTTTTGTTTTACAGTGTAATCCCCCCATCCAACACGAAAAGAACCAAACCCACTAAGAGTAATTAGTTCATGATTAATAATTCCACAAGTTCCTGTTATCGGTGCCATCTATAAATCCTTATACCTTTATACCTTTATACCTTTATACCTTTATCGTTATCCTTGGATTCTCATTTCATTAAACAAATCATACAGACCTGTATAAACAACATCTGTAACTTGCTTATTAAGATTCTCGGTATCAATCTTATCAGAACCTTCAACGTTAATATTAAGATCTACAGATAACGAACCACTTAAGACATTAGGGGTTGCTCCAAAAGTGTTTGTAGTTGGACTTACCGCTGCTGATAAAGGACTAGGCATAGAGAATAAATTTAGTTCCCTATTAATAGCATCACGAAGTTGAGTATTAATTTCTTCAAGTTGTCTTAACTGACTACTTCCTAAATCAATTTGAGGAGTAACTAATTCTCTTTGTGCGGTAATTAGTTCCTGTACTCTAACTCTTTCTTGTTCAGCTAAATTAGCAAAACGTTGTTCTTCTCTATCATCTATACGCTGTTGTTGTTCAGGTGTAGGTTGATTACGTCTTCTAATTTCAGCCTGTTCTCTTTCGTATTGCTGTTGTTCTTCACGGGTTCTACCTCTAGCAAAAGCTTCGGCTTGTCTACCAACTCGCATATCATCACCCCAGCCTCTCGTAGTCTTAGCCACATCAGCTTGAGCTTGTAATACAGCAAGTTGTTGGTCTGCTTCAAGTTGTTCCCTTTCTATTGCCGCAGTTTCTTCAAACACATTTTGTTGTTCACGAGTTAAGGTTTGTTGAATCTGTGCTGATTGATAAGTAGCTTCAGCGGCTTGTACAGTAGCTAATGCAGCAGCTTTCATTTCCTGACTTGCAGTTATATCCGCCATTACTTTTTGAGCTTCAGCCCTTGCTACGAGAAGGTCAGCTTGTGCTTGAGAACTAGCTGCATCTGATTTAATAACAGCAATCTCTAGTGCTAATCTTTGTTGTCTTTGATTAAGCTCAAAGATTCTTTCTTCTGATTCCTGTGCGGCTTTAAGATTCTTAAGTCTAGTTTCAGCGGCTTCTCTTTCTAGCTTCTGTCTCTTATACTCACTCTTAGCCATATCCATAGCAATGGAATAAGCATTTTGTTGACGGTCTTGAGCACTCTTAACAAATTCTTCTTGCTTTCTTAACAGTTCAAGTTGATTAGTTAGAATTGTAGTTTCAGCTTCACGTTTAGAAATAATTACATCGGCTGTAATCTTTTGAATCTGAGCCATATTCTGTAACTTAGCAATCTGTTGGTCATAAGCTGCTAAGGTTACTTTATTTTGTTCAAGAATTAAATCAGTAGCATAAGCCTCTTCTTGTGCTCTTTGTTGAGCCTCTAGTGCTTTTCTTTCGTTTTGTACCAACTCTTGTTGTAGAGCGGATTGTTCTTCCAGAATAATTGACTGCTGTGCGTAGGCATCAGATGTTAGCTGAGCGGCCTCCAGGGCAAGCTGTAACGAACGAATTTCATCTTCAGTAGCATTCGTTTGTTTAGCTTTTTCAAGAGCGTTCTTGGCCTGTAAAATGCCCAACTCTGCTTCAAGTTTATTAATACGAAGTTGAGATTTTTCTTTTAGAAAAGATAGCTCATTAGCTTTCTCTTGATGTTCCAACGAAAGTAACTCGAATTCCCGCAGACGCTCTTGTGCTTCACCTCGTTTAACAAATATCTCAAGATTGTTTTCAGCTTGCTTTAATCTATCCGTTTCAAGCTTATTGATATTTTGTAGAGCAGAAATCTCATATTCTTCAATTGCAGCAGTTACTTTATTTCGTGATTCTAGAACTTGTTTCTGTAAATCAAGTCTCTTCTGTTGTAACTCAAGAACCATAGACTCAGCTTGAGCCGTATTCTTAAGAGCATCAATAACATTCTTTTGTTGAAGTTCAATAAGTTTGAACTCCTGGTCTAGCATCTCTACCTTGTTATCCATTACAAGCTTATCGAGTGCTAGTTCTTCTAAGGCAACCTCTCTTTGTAGATTAATATAGTCAACAGAATTAAGTCTTTCATCCTGTGCCATTTCAGCTAACTTTTCTTTATTAGCATCAATACGACTTTGTGCAAGACTTTCTTCTAAATCATTAATAGCTTGCAGATTCTGTAGTTTATTTCCAACATTCATAGAATCTAGAATTTTAAGTTGCTCTAACTCAAATTCTTTCTTCTCAGTAACAATCTTAAGTTCTTCATCAATAAGCTTAAGTTTGTTATCAAATACTTGTTGGTCTAACTCCATTTCTTGTAAAGCTACAGTGTTAACTAAATTTAAGTAAGTTGTAGAGTTAGTTAACCCTTGTTTTTCTAAATCGCTAAGTTTCTTCTTATTAAGATTTATCTGTTCTTGTGCATTAGCTTCTTCTAACTTAAAGACTTGCTCTAAGTTCTCTATCCTATCCCCTACACCTTTCTTATTTTGTAAGTTAATAACACCAATCTGATGTTCGTTCTGAGCAATAATCTTATCAGATAATGCTTTATGCATCTCAAACATTAAGTCCATTAATGCTTCTTGACCAGCTACATCAAGTAAGTCCATTTGTTCAGCACTCATACCCGCCTGTTCAAACTGAATCCTAAATTCTGATAACCCCTGTTCAAATTGAGTCAATACAGTCTCAGGGTCAAATCCAGCTTCTAACATTCCTTGAGCGGATTCAGCAAAACCGAATATGTCACTCTGAAGTTTATCCAAAGTATCCTGGCTATTGATATCAGTAGCTTTAGCCACGTTATCCGCCACTCTAGCTAAGGACGTAGCAAACGCTAAATACTTTTGTCTTTGTCCTCTATTAAATAAGTCATAGTTAGTCTGAATAGCTCTATTTACTACTTCCCCTCCATCTTCAACAGACTCAATTTGTATCCCTAGAATTTCAGCATAAGCTTTCTTAGCTTCTTCCGGTAACTCAGCATAAGTTTGAGCTACTTTCTCATTAGTAAGAAGAGTATCTTTACTAGCGTTATTCTCTTCGACTAAGCTAATCATTGAGTTAATGTTTTGTTGATACTCAATTCTCTTCTTAGTCCATTCTTCTAATTCAGTAATAGTATCTAAAGCTTGCTGTTTCTCTTCCTTAGCAGCATCTAACATAGCCTGCTTATTCTTACTTAAGCGACCATTCTTCTCTAACTCTTTTTCTAAATCAGTAATCTGAGTATCTAAAGCTTTAACTCTAGCATCAACAACTGCTTTCTCTTCTTCTAGAAAATCAGTCTCTGCTTGTTGAAACTTCTTCATCTCCTCAGCATTCATGGCTCTTTGTTCAGCCTTAACCTTAAGAAGAATATCTTTACCTTCTTGAGATGCCGCACCTTTACCTTGCATTTCACCTAAAGCAATACGAGAAGCTTTTAAGGCTTCATCTGTAAGGTCTTGCATAGCCTTAATATTTGCTTTCGTTTTTTCGTCAATACGAGTAAGAGCATCCGATATGTTATTAAAACCTTCTCTGACGTTCTTAATAAAGATGTTGTCTAAGGTATGTGCAAATATACCAAGAGTCTCAACTAACTTACCAAAATTCTCAATTAGTGGGCCTACAACAGGGACAAAATTAAGAAGTTCTCCAATCTTCTTTATAAGCCAGCCTGTTCCTTGAATAATTCGGCCAATTAAGTCTGTTACAAGACCCACTACTCGTAAAGCTGTTACCCCTAGGAAATCAAGAATTCTAACTAACCCTGTTATTGGGCCGGTTACTAAAGTAGGAAGCTCAGTAGCATTTTGAGAAAACGAAAGATAAGCCGCATTATAGGATTCTAGTCGAGTCTTTCCTTCAGCTAAAGCTTTCTTTTCAGCATCTCTAGCTTTTTTAAGGGAACGCATACCTTCAACTTGTTCAACAACTCTCTCAGTATGGTCAACTGTCCCTTCAACTACTTTATCTTGTTCAACTCTTAATCTTTCTAATTCCTTTCGTGTCCCTTCAATAGCTCTTCGGGTCTTTTCAGCATAAGAAGGTAGAAGCCCTAAAGCCTTAGCAACACCCCATACACCAGCCGCAACAATACCTAAGGTTATTGTGATTGGCATTAATACACTTCCATATAGTGCAGTTAGCGTTGCACCAAAAGCTTGAGCGGCTGTAGTAGCTACCCAAGTTGCTTTTGCATAGAGGAAAGATGCTCCTGCGCCTATTGTTTTAGCTATGGTTTCAGCAGTTGTTAAACCTGTAGTCATAATCTGAACAGGGGCATTCTTCAAATTAGCCATAGTCTCTGCTGTTTTAGCGGCTACAACACCCCATAGACTTGCTCTTCTCGCTTGGTCTGTAGCAAGTTCTACAGCGGATGCTTTAGCAGAAGCAATCTTTGCTGGAATACCTGTAAGAGTGGCACTAATGGACGCACCTATAGCTTTTGTATAGTCTACGACACCAACAATAACTCCGTGATAAGCTCCTCCAAGGATGTTTAATGTAGCGACTAAAGCATTCTGACTAGCATACACGTCTTTGAAATCAGCTTTAGATTCTCTAACACTATCCCAATAACTTCTCCATGTCTTAGTGGCTGTATCAGTCTTCTTAGCTACCTGAGCCGTACTATTACCAAAGTCATCCATCATGCCCTCAGTATGCTCCATAAGGTCTACGAGGTCAGTAATAACAGAAGTATTTACTCCGGTAAGACTTCCTAACGTAGAGATTAACCCTGTAGCGTTATTCCTCATGTTATCGGACATATTACTGTTCTGTACAGCTTCAGTAGTTCCATCAACAACCTTAGTTGCCATTTCCTTACTCTTAGCTTCTACAGTAGCAATAACTTTATCCATATTCTGCTTAACTGAAGCAACAATATCAGGATGTTGAGCTATCTGTTTTAACTTATCATTAACTCTTTCTACCAGTGTTTTAACTTGTTCTGTATGTTCAGGACTACCAACTTCAGCATCAATTTTATCTAAACCTTCTTCAAATTCATCTTTAATTTCTAAAAGATTCTGAGATACTTCCTGCTTAACATTATCATCAGCAATCTCAGTTAAGGATTCATTAATAGCATCAATACCTGATTTAGCAGCATCTTGTAAATTAGCTTTCTCTTCAATCTGTTCAATTACACCTCTTAGCTTTAGAGCCGCCGTATTACTGATACTTTCATCAAATAATACAACTTGGTCAAAAGAAGTAGCTGATTCTAGACTATCAGTAGCCTCCTTAATAGCTTGTTCAACTGTCTGAGTTTCAGTCTTAAAATCCTGCGCAGCTCTATTAATTTCTTGCTTAGCGGCATTAAAACCATTAGATAATTCAGTTTTAAGTTTAGCCAGATTCTCTTTAACAGAAGCTTTTTCATCAGGTGAAAGATTACTACTTAACTCTTCCATACCACGTTGAGCTTCAGCGATAATCTTATCTAAATCCGCTTGTGTAAGATTAGCTATGTCACTAAAACTATCATGAAGACGATTTTCTAAAACAATAAGGTTAGCTATTAACTTATCTCTAGTTTCCGCATCACCAATACTAATAAGCTGTTGTCTAGTTTGTTCAATTCTTGGCTGAATTTGTTTTCTTTGCTCATCAATAGTTTTAGCTAACGCTGAAGTCTTAATAGCATTAGATAACTTTTCATAAGATGCCTTAACACTAGCGGCTACGGATTCATCTTGAATATCTAGAGCTTCATAAGCTTTAGCTAGTTCATCAAGTTTCTTTTGTACAACTTCCTTAGTGTCATTAGTTGCAGCTATAGTTACATTCTTAACAGCATCATAGTAAGCCTGTATACTACCCCCACCTTTCTTAGCTTGCTCATCAATTTCATCTTTGATACCAACGAAAGAAGCTCGGATTTGTGTCTGTAATACGTCAAGTGCCTCTAATGCTTCCTTTCCACCTTTGGCAATTACTCTAGCCCATTGTAAGTTAGCACCCTTTCTAGCGGGTTCATTAAAGACTCTACTAAAGTCTAATAGAGCGGATTGAATAACTCTTGCTTGTTCTCTAACTTCTGCTGTAGCTGCTGTACCCATGTTCTTTACAGTCTTCTGTAAAGCATTCTTAAATACCTGTTCTCTATGGTCCAAGTTCTTAGGGTCTGCTGTAATTAAGTCTTCAAAAGCTTTTTCAATTTCATCTTTGTTAGCAGCAATTTCTTCAGGAAAACCATCCAATAAACGTCTTACAGCTTGACGTACACTACCTTTTCTATCTTCTATAGTTGTATTGATATCACTTATATGCTTAATAAGAGCTTGTTGGGTTTCATCCCCCTCTAGTGCTTTTCTAGCTTCTTCAGGAATTGATGCTAAAAGTCTTCTATATGAGTTATTAACTTTACTTTCGTAGTATTTAGGTAGATTTTCTACATCTTTAATAAATATGACATACTGGTCAAAGATTTTACGTGTGTCCTTTTTTACACTTTCAGGTAAACCATCCATGTAAACTTCAAATCTTCGTTTAATAGCCGCTAATTTCTCTGCCGTAGTGCTGTTAGCATGATTCATTACAGCTTCAATCTCAGACGCAAAATTTCTCATCTGATGAATTGTCTGGTCATCAAATCTATCAAAAGCCTCTACAAAAGTCTTAGTAATTACAGCTTTCTTCTGACTTACTGAAACAGCCGTATCATCCAGAGCTTCTGTAACTTCAGCTTGTACTTCTCTTAGTAACTCGGCTCTAGCTAATTTCTCTTGTGCAATTAGCTTTTCCATGTTTCTCTTCATGGATTGAAGATTCTTAACTCTATCCTTAAGCCCAGCATCAGGCATTTCTTCATGCTGTTTCTTAGCTTCTTTAAGTTCTACCTCAGTTCTTTTTAATAATTCTCTATAGTTATCTAAATCTCTTTCTCTTATTCTCCAAGTATCATCCGCACCACCATACTCAGCGAATTGTTCTTGGGTAATATTAAATTGTCTTTGCGCCTTAATTGTTTCCAATAACCCGTGCTGGAATCTTCTATTTATACCCGTAAGGTGCATCCAGGCTCCGATGATATTTTTCTCTTCAAATACCAGCCACTGAAGCATCTTAACAAAACCACCTAACCCATCTTTGGCATTAGTAGCTCCTTTAATGGCATTTTGAAAGGACTTCATAGCAAGACCCATCATTCTGAAGACCATCAGAGTTGCTGAAATCTGAATGAATGAACCTAACAACGAAAATACAGTATCTGTAATCCTTCCTAAAGTTGTATGAAATAAGATGATTCCCCCAATGATATTCTTTAGTGGGTCAGGCATTTCTTGCATAAAGGTAAGGAGTCTCTCCATGAATGCAATACCTGGTTCAATTGATGGAAGAACTCTTTGTCCCATATCAATTAAAGTCTCATTAAATCCATTGGCTAAAGCGGTCATACGCTTAATCATGGACTGAGAACGATTAGAGAAGATTTGGTCTAAGCTTTCAGATGAAGCTTCACCAACTAAACCCATAATATTCTTAGCATCTTCTAATGAGGTATTCATTAGAGTTTGTGCTGTTTGGAAGGCTAATTGGTCAGGAATAATTTCCTTAAGCTTAGAGATGTTACCGTTAGTAGCTTCATTTAATCTCTCTAGTGAAGCAATAAGACCATCACTCTTAACTGTCTGAATATCAAATTGAATACCGAGTTCCTTAACAGCTTTCTGTGCTTGTGCCCCTTGACCCGCAATAGCACTGATAAGAGATGCATAACCAGTTTGTACATCCTGAGTATTCATAACTCGTGTTAGAGCGGCAATAGAACCAAATAGTTCATCAATACCAACACCCGCACTTGCTGCTACAGAGGCAGTTCTAGATAATCCACCAACTAACTGAGGGAACGTGGTAACACCATTTTCAACCACAGCATTAAGTTTAGCCGCTGTCTCAGAAGCCTGTAAGTTACTTAAGTTATATACCTCTGTAACCTTAGATAGTACTTCCATAGTTGAAGCTGCGTCAGTTCCAGTTGCTGAAGACAGTTTTAGACCTGCCTCCATGAAACTCATTACTTCACTAGTATTAGCTACAGCACGGCCAAATTCATCTAGTTTACCAGCGGATAAACCAATACCGGCAGATAGTGCATTGTAAAGAGAATTAGATGCTTCTACTGAGGTCACCATGTTATTTAATGGTCCACTTACCAGTTCATTCATGGCAAGACCAATACTTTCAATACCAGCTTCAGCTCCTTCAAATCTAAAAGCTGCACCTGATGTTAGGGTTGTGACGAAAGAAGCTGCATCTTCAAATTGAGCAAATGCTGCCATAGCTGCTTGACCAAATTCTCTAGCAGCTTGAGAACTAAATAATAGATTTTCTCCGACCTTACCAATACTTGTAGCAGCTTCAATTGCAAATGTATTTATACCAAGATTCGTCATCGTTTCTACGGTACTGTTGAGGTCAACCCAAGCCATTTGAGCTTTATCAACAGCAGAAACCAACATAGTAGTTACACTTACAGCAACTGCTATGTCATCAAATTGAGATACAACTTCAAGTATTCCTCGTTTAACACCTCTGAATGCGGGAATAAGACCAAATAAGAATCCCTCTTTGATAGTACCTGCTATCATACCTAAAGTGGCAAATGGTCCCATAGCTGTAACTACAGTGGAACCAAATTGAGCCGTAGCAACTGTTGCATCTTTAGCCGCTAATGTACTTGGAATTAACCCCTCATTAATAAAATCCTGTGTAGCTCTTAATCCTAGGTATACATTACTTACGAAGTCAGCAGCATCAGCACCTGAAGCTAAACCTTTTAATCCACTCTCTAAACCTACAAAAGTCTTAGCAAGTGAAATCCCCGCTTTATCTACTTTATTAAGGTCTTCTGGTTTGATAGTCTTACTGAACTTATCCATATTCTTACTGGCTTGTTCAGCAGCATCACCAATACCCAACATCGTATTGGATATAGCGCCAGAGAATAATCCCCCTCTTTCCTTAATTGCAGTTGCTAAAGTATCAAACGTACTACTGAACATCTTCATACTGTTAGCACCTGTAGTAGCAATAACACTAGAGAAACTGTTTACACCCTTCTCTAGATTACTCATATTGCGACGTACATTTTCAGCTTGCTGTCCTAAGTAAGCAAAACCTCTACCTGCGGGCTTTGATACACGTGTAACAACGTTGAAGAATCGTTCTGTAGGGTCTCTAGAATCAGCAATCGCCCTTAAGTGACCTACTGGACCTTCAATAGATGAACCAAATAATTCAAATGGTTTCTTAGCTCCAGCAACACTTAATGCTAATCCCTTAAATCCTGAAGTTAATTCAGAAACAGTATCAGAGGTTTTGATTAGATTTCCACCAAAGCGTACAGAATCACTGTAAGAAGACTTAAATCCACGATTCATACCGTGAATACCTTCTACAGCTTCCTTAGAATTAGTTGTAATAACCTTAAAGCTATCACCAGTGGTTTTAAGAACTTTATTAAGAGCATCAACGTTAGTCTTACTCTTTTCTGTTTCAGTTGTAAAAGTCTTAAATTGCTTAGTGTTAGTCTCTAGAATCTTACTTAATTCGTCTTTACCTTGTAGGGTTATGACTGATACTGTTTCTGCCATGTCTAACTCTTGTTATGCTTCATTCGTAATTTTAGCATTGCTAAAAACTTCTTCAATAAGAATAGCCCAATCATTCATAATCTGGTCTACCAATAGAAATAAAGCTTCTAAAGTTAATAATTCGACATTAACATCAGGGAAGCATTCTTTAATACAAGGGTAGATATATTCTTTCATTGAACCAGTCATTAAAGCTTCAGAGAAGACCATATTACTTAGCTGCTCAGGACTTAAAGTGTTATTGTCAACAAGAATCTCCTTAGCCTTAAGAAAGATTTCACCAAAAGACATCTTGTTAACTTCTTCTTTTCCATACTTACTAGCGACTACTCCTTCACCAAAGAATTTAAACAGATAAGGACTCTGAGCTAGTGTTACCGGATAATATGTAAGTTTGGTTCCTAGAAATGAAGTTAAGTCTAATTCTCTAGGTTCACGATACAGATTTGCCATTGCCATTGTTAATAATTCCTCTTAATTTAATAGTTTTACCGTCTGGTGTAGTGAATACTCCTTTATTCTGAGCCATAGTTTCAGCAAAAGCATCATCTATCTTTCGTTTTGCTTTCTTCTGACGTTCTTCATAAGGGATAGTTAATTCATTCCAATACACCATAATATTTTTAATCTTTTCTAATGGGTAAGTCTCAATAAGATGTAGTACACCCTGTATGTTTCCATCTGACTTAGCCATTAATGTTGCAAGAAAATCAGCCTCTTCATCACCTGAAGATTTTATTTCGTTGACGAGTTCTTCGTAGGTTTTGTTTTGACTTTTTCCTTCTGATCCAGATTGTCTTGCGCTTTCCGAACCAGTTTGAAAAAATTTATACTGTGGATACGACAAATCTGACTAGGGGACATGTCATTAAGCATCCCTGTATTTACATTGATACTTCCAATACCACAGACGAAAATATCAATGATTTGGTCCATGTCATCAATTCGATTTAAGTCCAGAGTCTCATCAGTACCTACAAGAGGTAACAATTTACAGATTTTCTCTGCATGTGCCCAAAAAGTAGTATTGCTAGGAGAAATAACATCACTAATCTCACCTTCTTTCTCAACTAGGATTTGTGTAATTTCAAAACACAATACAGATAAGTCATCGAGATTCTTCCAGCTAGTTTGTTTTACTAGAACTTCTTCTCCATCACTATAGGTAACCTTAAAATTTCTTTTGCTCATATCTTTCGTGGATTAAATTAAAATCCATATCATCATACCTTAATTATGTAAATAAGATATAAAAAAAATCTCTTCCGCTAAACAACGAAAGAGATTAACACAGAGAACGCCTTATGGCGAACAATACTCTATGATTTTATAACTTAGATACAGTTCACTAAGCTATACCTTAAATACAGCTTACCAAGTTATATCTTAAATACAACTTACTAGGCTATCTGTACCGTAGATGTTCCAAGATTTACATTCACCAGGCGGGTTGTTAAGGAAGAATGATACTTCAACAGAACCTTCACCGCTCATATCAAAGGTCTTACCTTGAGTATTAACTTGAACGTTATTAGCTTCAAAGATAGTAACTTCGTTCAAAGTATTAATCAAAGCAGCTTGAATCTTAAGCTGGCCAACCAACACTTCAGAAATCTTAACACCAGTGACACTGACGGGAATCTTCAGTACAACCACAGCTTCAGCAGAAACCAAGTTATCGCTGAACTTCAATGCACCATTAGCCCCAATAGCAAAGGAATCATCATTAGCAGGAGAAGTACCCGTGAAGGTAGCGTAGGGTTGACGAGTCAAGTTAATGGAAATACCATCTTTGACATAGGAAGCAACAGCGGATACATCAGCGGTAAGACCATTGAGAATACCACCAACAGCGGTATCACCCGCAATAGCCGCACCTGTAACAGTAACAACTTTAGGATAATGAGTACTGAACGTACCACTAACCAACTCGTTACCAATACTGAATGCAATCAGTTCAGGAGACATGTACTCAAAGCTAACGGTAAGCTCAGGAGTTTCACCCGTACTATAGGAACCAGTACGAACTTTACGACCCAGAGTATTAGTACCCATTTGTTCACGCAACGTCAAGTTAGTTGCAATGTTAAATCCTGTAGGAGCAGGAAAAGAGTAAACTACACCGTCACTTACACGAGTAATAGAAAGATAAGAACACCCTACATAAGTACGGTTAAGAATAGAAATCGACATTAGAATTAAACCTCAGTTGAAATTTTAGTAGTAGATACCACACTCTTTACCGTGGTATCACTCCATTTGGTGACTCTAGATTGTTTAGACAGAATAAAATCAACATCCTCTTCGTTAAGGTCTTCAATTTTATACTCTCCTTTATTATACAATCGGCCAGAAGGACCAATCATAAGACATAGTATTTTAACCTCTACAGGTTTTTGAGTTGTAGTCATATTGATTTAATATATGAAGTTACATTTTTATTATAGATTGGATGATTGATTTGTCTTATTTCTCATAAGATTTAGGTTTAGGCCCATATCCTCTCATACCTTCATAGCCAGGTTTTTCATGGTTATACCCCGTACGAACCCATCTACCAGTATTTGCTGTTCTTATTTCTTGCTTAGTTAGTTCTCTAACTCTAGCTTTATCGCCACCTCTTTTCATCTTAGCACGAGCCTTTTCTATAGCTCCTGCTTTAGATTCTGTAGGTCCAGGAAGAATAGCCGTACGTCTACCTTCAAACCAAACACCATAATGTTTACGTTTACGAGGTTTCTTATCCTTAGCGCCAAGAGTTCTTGCAAAGTTAACGAAAGATGAGGTATGAGGTGTTAAAGAAGACTGTTTATGAAGTTCAATCAATCCAATCATTTTCTTGTACTCATTAATGTACTTGTAGGTTTATAACCTTGTTTTCTCAACTTTCTATTTCTACGGTGTTGTAGGTACATACCAGTAGCAGCAATTCCCATACCAGCACGTAGTTGATGTCTACCAAGTTTAGTAGGTGAAATTGTAGGATTCTTAGTATAAGGTGCTCTTTTACCACCCGCTAGCATTGCCCCACTCCAGACATTTGCTCCTCCAGCAGCTATAGCCCCTACACCAGCTATACTGTGAGTTCTTTTCTTATCAGGTTGAGAAAATTCAATACTATCTAGTTTTTTACTTAATTCAATATTGCTTAGTCTTTTATGTAACTCAATTAATCCAATAAAATCAGTCTTTCCCTTTCGTTGTGTATAAATACGAACGGGAACTTTAGACCTAACGGGTATCTTATTCTTAAGTCCTTTATAATCTTTAATTGTTCTTACTATTGGCCAGAAATCCATCTTACTATTTACCTTATCTCTTATTATTCTTTAGGTCTCTAATCTTATTTCTTACTCTTCTTAATCCTTCAAGTCCTACACCAATACCCGCAGCAGTTACAGCATCTTTAACAGCATAACGAGGTGCTCTTGATAATGCTCCTTTAATAGCTCCTCCAAGTTGACTAGGGGCTTTTAATGCGGTCTCTCTAACTTGTTTATCCACTAAGCTTAATCCTGCTCCAGTAGCACCAAATGTCTTAGCATTACTTGCGGCTACATTATGTAACTCTTGATGACTTTCTCTAACCTTACGTCTTCTACGAGGTTTCTTATCTCTAGAACCTCTAGTACGAGCAAATTCCAAGAGATTATATGCGGCTTGACTAAACTTATCTTGTCTAGCTTCAGACAATGCAATAGCTAAAGCTTGTTTCTTTTTAGTAACCTTTCTACCAGCAGAACTCTTAAGCTTACCTTCTCTAAATTCCTTAAGCACTAAACCAATTTTCTTCTTATTCATAACCCATATTATTTATTATTTTTGCTGACATATCACATATATTACTTTTGTTGACATATCATATAGTGGTCTCTAACTCTAAAGCTACACCGAATAAACGGATATACAGTATTTAGTATTTCAGAAGCATTAAGCATATAACTCATAGAAAAGGTATCGTCATTCATTTTATAAAAATCACCTTTAACCTCTAAGTCCCAATGTCTTAGTCCTTCATTAATTTTATATCCAACCCAATAGATAAGGTCTGGTAGGACTGCTTGTTGGTCATTACTTAAATCAGGATGAGATAGCGAATAAGTTAATGTTATGGTGCTAATTCTAAAGTTAGTACCCTTCTTAAATTGGTCTTGAGTTCTATAAAGCTTAAGCAAAGGAAACTCAGCTAAGTTATTAACAATAGAGTCATAGTTCTTAACTGTCTTAACAATAGTGCCTTCGCTTAGTTCGGTATTCTTAGTTCTCTCCTTAACGTATTCTTTATTAAGAAAATCCTTTAGATATAACCCTAATCTATAACAATATTCGTGGTTTCCAAGTATTGTAGACATAATTAAAATCCGTTATTTTTTCTCATCCTTAAGTATTTGCTCTAGCATTTCATTATTCTTAGCTGTAGCAAATCCCATACCTTCTATTCTAATATCAGTTAACTCTAACTCTATTTCATCTACATCCTTAGAGCTAAGAAGGTAAAGACTAACGATATTGGATAGCTGTGTATTTAGAGTTTCATGCGTAAAGACTAGGGGACGCTTAAGTTGTTTCTGTAATTTATCCGCATAAGGTATATCTGTACCGTATTGATAATATCCTTCTGGAGTTATAGTACTAACTTGTTCTGGATGTTGTGGTTCAGTTAGACTTTGCATTAGAGCCATAGAGTCCTTATGTATAGTTCCGTTAGCTCTTTCTGGTTTAGCTAATAAATAAGCATCTGATAATTGTCGCCAATACTGTTGACCATAAACAATACCCCCACTAGCTGTAGGAGGAGATGATTCAAAACGCTTCTTAAGGTCATAATTCATGACAGAACGAAAGAGAGGTTCGATTTCATCTATCTTATCTAGCCTCTCAACTTGTTTCTCAAAAGATTCTTGTATCTTTTCAGCTACTTCATCAATCTTTATCTCTACTTCTAGACTCATCTTTTTAATTTCCTCATCTTTCTTCTAAAAGCAGCCTTTCTTAGTTCTCTAACCCCTTTAAGTGCTAGTATGTTAGTTGCAGCATTAATAGCAGCTCCTCCCGCTAAAACACCAGTAATTCTTCTTCCTGTTAACTTCTTAGGGAATAAAGCTTCTAATTTTTGAGGATAGCGGAACTTTCTCCATCTGTATTGCCAAACATTAGGTGCTTTTCTAGCAACCTCTTTGTCGTATAGTGCTAACTTACCTGGGCGTTCATTCTTAGCCCTAAGTGTGCTAATAGCTTTATTCTTTTGTTCGGGAGTCCAATCAGACCTATTTTCAATAGAAGTAATTTTATCTTTAATCTCTTTACCTAAGGTTTCTTCAGGATTAAAGGCTTTCTCTAATTGAGCTAACTCATCTTGTTCTTTAATTAATTTTTCTAATCTGGGTAATAAGAAGTTTTTACCTCTAACCTCTTGTTCTGTTCTAGCGGGGTAATTAGCTAATTCCACCTTAAATCGTTTTAATTTTTCAGGATTCTCAATAATATCTTCAAAAGTAACTTTGCTTTTTTCATTAGCTTTACGCATAATGTTTTTAGCACTTAACTGTAAGGAGCTACTGACAAGACCTAAACTTGCACCTGTTACAGCGGCATTACGATAAGCTGCATCAGCCCCTAAATCTCTAACTCTTTTTCGTTTATGCCCCTTTACACGTTTGCCATTACGAAAATAAGATTTTACATTTGACTCTTTCTCAAAATTAATCACTATCTTTGCCTCATTGATTATCTACGTTTCTTTCTATTACGAGCTTTTAATGCCATTGCAGTAGCCGCAGTTAATGCCCCTGTAGCAGCTAACCCTTTACCTACAACCGCTAATTTTCCAAGACGTTTAATTCCTTTTTGTGCTTTACCAATAGAAGATTGTAAGTTACTTTGACTATTTTCTAAAGCGCTAATACGGGCCTTAATCTTATCTGTTCCTTGAGGATAAAGACGAGTTAAAAACTTTTCCGCTTTATCCGCTTTTGCTTTTAGTTGTCTTTTATATACTTTTAACTCTTGTTGTTGTTGGTCTAATTGAGTTGTCAGAGAATCAAGTTCTTTTCTTTTCTTACCCCCTAACACTTTAGGGAGTTTAACTTTTCCCTTAGCATTAAGTTCCTGTTCTAGTTCAATAGCTCTTTCTCTATTCTTCTGCATAGCTTTAGACAAAGAATCATACTTAGGGTCTAATTCAGTACTAAAAGTTTCTTGCATTAAACTATAAGCTTTATCCTGACCTCTAGCTAGTCCTTTTTGTCTATGCTTTAGTTCACGAGCAACTTTAGCTAAATCATTATTGTATTGACCAATTGATTTTTCTAAGTTTTTAGCTTGGAGATTTGAGCCAACAGCTAGTCCTGTACCGGCAATGGCTGTAGCACCACCCCCAATAGCTAAACTATTATTACGTTTACGCTTTTTACCTTTTAAGGCTCTACTGATCTTACGCTTAGTTTCTTCTGAGTGTCTATAATTTTTATTTGTCATGATTTTTTATTAGTCTTGTAGATATCTATTTGTAATTCTTGCTATCTGACTAGCAGCAACTAGTCCTCCACCAACAATCAAAGCTTTCTTACCTTTAGATGCTTTTCTAAATTGGTCATCCCAAACTAAGCCTGAACTAGGTTGTACTAAAGCTGTCTTAATCCCTGTACCTTTAAGACCTCTAGAAGCAGCATAAAGACCCCCAACTACTCCAATATTCTCACCTAAACGGTGCCGTTCAAAAGTATCTCGTACACCCTCACTTCTACGACCGAGCTTAATACCTCTTGTAAAGTCTTTCCCTCTATCTCTAATTTTCTTTCGTAATGTATCGAGTCTTCCTAGACCCACCCCGATTGTTGCACCTAAACGTTCAGTTGCTTCTTTAGGATTAGGAGTGTCTTTAATTAAATTCTGAAATTTACCTTTAGATGCTTGAGCAGATAAAGCCGCATATCTAAATGGTGCAGTATAGATACTTCCTTTAGCCGGTTCAGGGTTAAAATAGCGTTTAACTCTAACGAAAGGATTAACAATCGTGGTTCCCCTCTTAGTCCTTCTAGTATGTGATTTTACTTTTTGTTCTTTCTTAGCAAAATTATAAGGTATTAGCTCTTTCTTAGTGAAATCATATACAGACAAATCTTTCTTGTATTCATACCTAGCTCTATTCTTAGTATCGAATTTTCTCTTAGCATAGTATGTACCCGCTCCGGCAATACCCCCTAATGTTCCACCTTCAATAGCCCCTCTTCCCATAGCACTAATAGTTAAGGGGATACCAAGCATAGGACCACCAATATGCGTACCAATTAAAGCAGCCGGGATACCTTGTAAAGTAGCTCCAGTCCCAGCACCAATTAAAGAACCCTTAGCCATATGATGATGAAGACTAACCCTTTTTTTCATTGATTCAGAAATCTTTCTTTTAGTTTCTTTAGTATGTCGTCTACCTTTTTTCATTACGTTCCCCTCTGATGAAGCTCTTAACTCTAATCATCTTGTTCTTTAGTTTTCTAAAGTGAGATTTAACTTTACCATCGGATTCAACTGTAACTTCAGGTTTCTTTCGTATATTAGAAACTCCTTTACCAATAAGGGCACCAGAAGCTAATCCACCCCCAGCTAATAAAGCTAACCCAGCACCAACTCTACCCGGATTTGCTTTCATTAACTTACCGGCCCCCTTAAAGATATTTCCATCCCCTTCTTGTTCAAGCAACCATTTAGATGCTGCGGCCCTATTACCAAAAGCTCTTACTTTCTGTTTAGTCTTAAGAGCATTTCCACCAAAACCACCCAGTTCAGACTCCATGGCTTTACCCATTTTTAGAGGGTTTCCAAATGGGTCATCTGGGTCGTATACAAACCTACTTGTATCATTAAAGAAGGCATCTGTTCCAGGGATATATAAGGTTCTACCAACTCCGGCGGCACCTAATGCGGGTGACTTAACTAACTTTTCAGTCCATCCTGCGGTTAGACCAATCATTTTAGCTGCTCTTTGAGAACGAAGTTGGTCGTCGAGGCCACTCTGTAACCCAAGTATTTGTGCCGCCCGTTTATCCCCTGCGTTAGCTTTCTCTCTTAGGAAATCACGAAGTTCTTCTTTATAAGTTAAGCTAACTAAAGGTTTACCCTCTGAATTATGAATCCAATTACCTTTGCTTTTTATAGGTTCAATTCTGGTCTTAAATTCGTCTTGATAGGGCTTAAACAACATATTGGCCCGTTTTTGAATTCTACGAATTCTTTCAACACGAGCGGCATCATTGTAGCCTCGTTTACCCATCTTCTTTATTTGCTTAGATAAGTTAAGAAAATCATCTCTATAATAGTCAACCGCTTCTCTTAAGCGTTTAGGGTCGTTTTCTAGAGATTCAAGGTATCTTACATCATTAGGGTCAGAAAAATTAGTACCTGCTCTGACCTTAGCTAGGTAGGATTCAGGGGTTAGATCTTTTAAGTTTTTTTCTATAGGCCGTAACATCTGACTAACAATCCCAGAAATATGGCGTGACCCTCTTTCTATATCCGCATCCGTAATTTTTCCCGCCTTAGACCCTCTATAACCCAAAACTTGAATCTTTCTATTTACCACATCCCATACGGGACTTAGCCTATTTCTTTCTTGCCAAAATGGGTGACTTGGGTTTTTACCACTTAGAAAAGTATGTCCTTTAGCCCTTTCAAGAAATTCTTTAGGCAGTTTCATTGATGCAGTAACACCACCAGTAGAACCCCCATAACTAGGGTCTAAATAGCCTTCTTTAATAATATTCTTAGCCGCAGCACGCGATGTACCATGTTGTTCTAAACGTACACCTACGGCTCTAGGTAAACCTGAACGAATAGCTTGTTGACCTATAGTTGCTCCTGCACCAATCTGAGCCATTCCAGTAATCTTACTAAGGTCTCTTTTTTTCTTCTTCTCTTCTTCCTTCTTAAATTCAATTAGTCCAACACTAATAGTTGGAACGAAAGAATAATTAGATAATCTTCTACCCAGTCTCTTTTTAGCTCTTTGTGTTTCCATTACTCTACGTTGTTCCTTACTAATTGTGGGGATAGTCTGTTCTTTATTGGTCTGCATTCCAGGTTTACGCTTACCGGTCTGCATTCCCATATTAAGCATTCCCTTTTTCTTTCGTTTTGCTAACTTACTTTTAATTTCACTGTTAACTTTACGAACTGATTTAGACGCTCCAGAAGAAGATTGACTAAACGGGGAAGTACCAAGACCTTTACCATTAAGGCTCAATCCAGCTTTTCTACCGGCACCAATATTAAGTTTATTTACGGCACCCATTGCCATCCCACGTTTAGCCATAACGATGATAAATAATTATATAAATCCATTGTACAATTCTAACCTTCACCTCTAATAAAACTTTTAACTCTAATCATTTTGTTTCTTAACTTTCTGAAGTGAGATTTAACCCTTCCTTTTGGCCTATACCCCGATTCCCCTTTTATATTAGAGACCCCTAAGCTAATAGCTCTTTTTGCGGCTAATCCTCCTCCAGCAAGTATTGCTAAACCAACTCCTACTCTTTTAGGATTTGCCTTCATTAATTTACGTGCCCCTTTCCATTTATTTCCTCCACCTTCTCTGTTCAAAGTATCTAGTGTAGCAGCTAGCTTACTAGGGTGAACTTTTATGGGTTTCTTTGACTTAATAGCTAAGTCGTCTGGGTCGGGTTCAAAATTTTCATAAAAATATTTATCACTTCCCCCAACATATAAGGTTCTAGCATTTCTTTTAGGCCCAATTATATTAGCAGCAATCTCTATTCCTTTTAATGAAGGGTTATCCGCAGAGGTTTTATATATGCGTCTTTGGATAGCTCTATATAAGGGGGCAAATGGGGCTAATTGTTCAGGTATACGTTTCCCATAATGTCCTTCATGTACCCCCGTAATATGAACATACCCAGTACTTCTTTTTACAAAGTCCGGCCCCGCTCCTACTGCCGCCCCCGTCCCCCCGTACTTAGGGTCTAGAAAACCATTTTCGGACAATATCTTTTTTGCTTTAGATCTAGATGTCGTATGGGACTCTATTCTAACCCCTAGTGCTCTTGGAACCCCAGAACTAATAGATTGTTTTGCAATATAGCCGCCAGCTCCTATTTGCAGTGCTCCTTTTACTTTCTCCTCTTGTTTCTTATTAAACTGAATAAGAGGGTATGATTTTAGATAAATATTCATTATTGTTATTCCCCAAAAAACCTTCTATATTCTCTTACCATAGCTAATGAATTCTCATACCCTGTACTAGCTTTCTTCTTATCCTTTTTAGGAATTTTTCCAAAATAGGCATGTCCCCATACATCATCTATAGGCGTATCTTTTTTACTTTTTAACCTGTAAAAAGAATCATGTTTAGATATTATAGTTTTTAATTGTGATGTATCTAGATTGTGAGGTACAAAATTAGGTGTTGCAATATTGAAAGTCTTAACCCGCATATTTAATTTATTTAATACTGAAGCCGCATACGTAGTATGAAAACCTCCAGCACACTGGCCAATAAATCTAATTTCTGTATTTTTAGGAAGCAATTTCCTAGCAGCTAACGCATAGTAAGCTAACTCTTCCCCATCAGGATCAACTCCGAAAAATCGACTTTTAACAAACACCGCTTTTAGAGCATCTAGCTGTTGTTCTACTCTATTAATAGGCACACCAACCGGAGTTCCTGGGATTTTAAGCCCCTTATTAAAGAAAGGAATTCGCATACTATAACTGCTTCTAGGGACAATAATTCTATTTTGTGTTTGTGTCCAGATATGTCCGTAAGCTGTTGTTGTAGGGTCTTCTACGCTAAAGAAAGATTTCCCTTCTAGGTTTTTTCTTCTATATCTTCCCGCTGGTAGTCTGAGATTCATATTCCCAGCCATTAGAGGTCCGGTTAAACCTTGTCCCCCATCCATACCTCCTAAAACAAAAGAAAAACTCGATTGGCTTTTCTTTTGTGCATCCTGTATTTTAGAAACAAAATTATATCTTTTAACAATATCAGGGTTATCTAAAGGGGCAAGAGGGTCAGTCTTTCTACCTTTTTTAATTAATTCTTCTTGAGCTGCTCTCTTTAGTTTTCTAAATTCTATTGGGTCATCTAAGTACTTAGTAATATCTCTAACTAGATTATCAGCTTTTTCTTCTACAGCTAGAGAGGATTTTATAATTGACTTATCCCATCGCCTTTTAATACCTTTCTTAAAAAGAATAGTTGTAGCCACCCCTGCCCCAGCAATTTTTAGAAGATTACTGGCTGTATTATTTTTATTCTCTTTCTTTTTCTTTCCAAATAACCTAAAAGCAGAATATGCTCTAACACGTTTGCCCTTACGAATATAGGAACGAACATCATATTTTCTTTTTCCTCGTGCTTCCTTCTTAGCAAAAGTAATAAGGTTATGTCGGCAATAATCCAATATTCCTTTCGTACCAGGCTTCTGCATACGGCGAACGCTAACCATTGAGGTATTAGTATGAGAAATGAGGGGTCTAGTATTTAGACCGTCTGAACTTATAACACTAGCCTTTGCCAGTCTTCTATTTTTATTCTTTTTACTCATTTCTCATACCCATTTACTTGGAATTAGTCTGCTTTCTTAGCGAAACGACTCTTCAATCCAGTGTATGCTTTACCAAAACCTGTCTTAACGGTCTCAACGTCTTGTTTGAATTGGCCACGGGCACCTCTAGTAGCCGCCATCCTATCAGCAAAAGTTTGGTCCGAATTTAATTTGAAACGACGTTTCTTGATTGCCGCTCCACCATAACGAGCCGCAGCACCAAGAGCAGCAACGCCAGCCAAACCAGCACCAACTTTCTGTGCGGTAGACCAGCCTTTACGCTTCCGCTTCTGCTTATCTCTAGAACCACGCTTACGTGCAAATTCATAAGAATCCACACCAGCCGCAAATTCCAGTGCTTCAAGACTTGCTTCAATACGAGCCAGTCTATTCAAAATATAATCAGCTTTAGTAGCCATTTATGTTTTCTCCTTGTTGTTTATAATTTAATCGTTTGTACGAATACGTTTGAAAAATCGTCCTGCTTTCTGCATACCCCTTCCTGTAGCTTGTGTACCTCTAGTTAATGCATTAACAGTCCGTCTTGCTAAATTACTATCACTAAGTGTAGTAAAGCTTGTTCTTTGTAGTCTAGACCCGGTTGTTTGTAGTTTAGACCCAAATCTATTTAACCCTTTAGTTAATCTCTTGCGCCTATCTTTTGCTCCTTTAGTTCTAGCAAATTCTATTAAACCAATCATATATTAAAACTTGAATTACACTCTTAGTTAATTCTACAATCTATCTCTCATCCAATAAGTCTTAGTTTCATCATCATTAAAGTATTTAGCTCTAATTGCTGAAGTATCCTTAACTTGTCTGATAGTTAGATTTCTTGTAATTGTATCCGGGGGCCTCATACGTAGAGTTTCTCCTGGTAATACGAGAGGTTGCATTTGAGTCAGTCCTGGATTATTGTTCTGACCCATAGGGGATATGGGAATGTAGATGTTATGTCCTACGGTAAGAGCCGTAAGGAGATATTCTGCATGTTTCCGTGTTTCTTGTGTTGCACCACTAACATCCGCAGATGGGATGATAGGAGAGGTTCCTACGAAATGAACTTGTAAGAGAGAACTTATAATAAGACTTTCACTAAGGTCAGCCATTATTGCTACCGTAGTTGGGTCTGTTAATGCTAAAGGCATATTGTAGACCTGTCCTAAGATAAGGTCTATGTAAGCATCACGTTCTTCTGCCAACTGTTCAATCAATGCATTATCTACAGTCTGACCACTTACAGCTTGCCCATATCCAAGAATAGTCTGAAGTGCTGTATCTACTTCAGGTTGATTTGCTATATTGAGTCTTCCTCTTAAACGTCTTGCTAGTCTTTCTTCTGTTGTATATTTCATAACCTTTATTCTATATTTTATAGACTAAACAGGTCTTGCCACTCTTGACTCTTTCTATCTACTTCCATTTTACGTAATACTTCCATACGTTGAGATTTAGTCTGTCTTTCAAAAGAACCTAGTTTTTTAGTATCCAGAGCCAACTTTTTATCCGCTCTAGACCCAAGTTCTCTATATCTTTCAATTCTAACTTTTTGTTTAGCTTTTTCAGCAGGACTTAAGGTGAAGTAGTTTGCAACTTTATTTCCTGTACGCACTCCATAAAATGCACTATTTACAGAAGCTAATTGTCTACGTTTTCTACGCTCGTTTAGTTTTTCTCTTTCACTAATATATCTTAAGATTGGCCCTATAGCATTTGTAAACCGCTCAGTCTTATCAATAATGTCTTCTTTATTAGAATCATCATACCCTGTAGTACTGCCTTTGGACTTAGCTACACTACGACTAATCTTCTGTTTGGTAGCCTCACTCATAGGCTTACGTTTTTTAGAAAACTCTAAAGCTTCTTGCTTACGGGAATTAAAGTCACGCCAAAACCTACTGTATTCTTCAGATGTAGATTTTTCTCTAAGCCTACGGTCTTCTCTAAGCTTATCTATAAATGTGCTATCTTCCCCTGTAGTTTTTCTTTCGTTAACCATAACTACCTTTATTTATAAATGTACATAACCTATATAAGTTAATAATTATATAGATTATGTACATACACTACAACCAGTATCAATCTTATCTGTCGGTATCTTTTTGTTAACCTTATTGATTAATACACCTTTAACTCTTACCGGTTAATATGCCCTTGTCCTAGATTCATCCAGGATGTACGCATACCACGCTTAGAATCCATATTACCAGTCTTACCTTTACCCGGTAGATTAACAATATTAACTCTATTTGCAGGTACAGGAACGAACGTACTTGTATGTCTTGGAGTTACAGGCTCTTTATTATCCAAGGGTTTGATTCCTAAAGTAGAGCGCATAGAGTTAGGTCCACGATAGGTGATGTCATATAAGGCACTACGGTGGTCTTTAGAAGCCGCAGTTTGCGTAGTCATCATCTTATTGCTACGAGGGGCATTACGAGATACATGGTCTCTAGTAGGGTCATCTCCTTTAGTACGAGTTTCATCCCACTTTTTCAAATCCATCATGGAATTAGAGGTCTTCGTAACCGCAGAAGTATCAGAACCAATCTTAGCTAGTTCCTTCCAATCACCCCCACCACGCGGGTCAATAGTTTTACGGTCATACATTTTATATCGAGAATACATATAGGTCTCCTTATTAATATTTATATCCCATAGTTTATATTATGCACCTTATACAGCTATGTACGGATTAGGCACTTATCACAATAACTCTATATACTTATGCCATTATTTCGATAGCTACATTATGCACTTATTTCAATCGCTACATAGGGTGTATTGCTAACAGAGGATGTAATGTTAATCTCACGAGTATCAATTACCGTATCAAGCTTAAAACTCTCTCCCATATCGATTCCTAACGACATAGTTGTGGTAGCTGGAGCACCAAATTCGATAAACAGAGGATTCAGAGACCGATTCTGAATAATTAGCATTACACGATTTGGGTTTGCAGGTGCCAGTAGTTGTGACTCACGAGCTTTACCAACACGTCCTGAGAGGTTCGTAAAGGTGCCTCTATTGTTTGGTTGGAGGGATTCTACCTGAAGCAGAATTTCGTTCGCTAGAGAGGCAAACTGAGCGGTCTGAGCATCTGTTTGCTCTGTGTTACCTGTGGTATTTAATAGTGCAGCACGATAAGCAAAAAGACGGTCTAGATTAGGAGCATCATCTCCTCTAGCAACAATAGTCTCCTCTACTTGCTGTAGTAAGGTTTTTCTTAAAAGTTCAAATTCTTCACTCATTTTGTGTAAGTTCTCTATGATGATCGATAAAATATAATCCCTAAGAATTAATATATGTGAATATACTTATATATTAAGTGGGGATTAAATTAATATTGTACAACGAAGCCATATCAACCCAAGCTTGTTCAATCTCAGGTGTGATTGCATTTCCTTCATTTGCCAATATTTGTTTCAAATACGCATATGATAGCTGGAGCCAAGGTTCTGACCGAATAGTTGAGTTTTGTAAACCCAATTTCATATTGGTCCAATGCTCAATTACGAAAGGAGAAGATGCTTGTACTTTTGTAGCAGTCGCGTTGTATAAGATATTTCCGGGTAAAAAGAAATTAGCTAGGAATTGGTCCCATAGTGGTTCAGGAGGAAGGATAACAGGATCGGGTATAGACTCCCATTCTCCTGCTTCAAAAGCAGCCTGAATCCCAGCCATAATATCTGACCCCCAATAAATCTCAGGGTTGACCACAGTGCCATTGTCTTCGGCCAAAACTCTAGAGCCAGCGTAAAGAATATAAATCATGCGGCAATTCTCCGATATCTGACGACAAAACCAACATAGATGCTGCTAGTTCCCGTCTCTGTCATATTTAACGTCAGTCTGCAAGCAGTGGCTCTGTTGACCGTTATACGTGTGTTAATTGGAATGATAACTTCCACGCTGTCTGTTATAGGGTAGTTTCGAGTTTCAATGCCTGAGAAAGAAACGTACCCTCCAGCGCCAGCGCTAGCCAAATTACCACTGAAAGTAAAGTAGTTTGACGAATCTCCTGCTGTGTAGTAGAAATTCAGTACAGCATCGACAAGGTAGGAATTAGCCGGAATAAACCCATCTTGTATATAGCCAGTAGTGGCGGTATAGTTATTTGTTGCCTCGATCGGCAGAAACTCTTTTTCCAGTAACTCTAGGCTAACCCAAAACAGGTTGTTCCAAAAGTATAAACCTTCCCCTGGTCTGTACCAAAGTTGGTTTACGGCTGTTGCCGTGGGGATTGCGGACTGGACAAAATTAATCCGATTCGTAAATGCGGTATCCCATTCCGTCTGTTTTGTTGTGGTAGGCAGGGAGTATCCTGACGCAAAACCCAGCCCAATAGTACCAGTCCCGGTTGTGACTGGAGAACCAGTCACGGCGAACCCAGTAGGGGCCGTGAAAGTGAGGCTGTTAATTGCCGAAGCCCAAGTGATAACCCCTGAAGCGTTTGTCCTAAGGTACTGGTTGTTAATCGGAGTCGTAGGTAGGTTATGGGCTGCTAAGAAAGTAGTTAGGTTTGAGTCATAAGCCTGTACGGTAGTTCCGATTGCAGATGACTGAAGTGCTGCATCCCAATTATTTATATCAGTACTGGTAATACTAAATAGAGGAAGAGAGTTAACATCCAACAGTACTCCTGTATTTGATGTTCCTACTCCAAGTAAGCCATATACATCAGCCGAATTAGTTGTTCGTGGTGTTGAAGTTGTGTAATTTGTCATGGTCCTAAAATAACAGGGTCCATATTAATAAATATGCCACTACCGTTAATAGTGTCGGTCTGTATTTGTTTTCTTAAGCCTAAGACCTTTAAGGCTAAATTAAGTGCTCTCATCTTACAAAATTAAAATATAAACTTACCTAGACCAATCTAATAACAATAAGCGTTATTATACTAATATTGATAAGCATTAAAATACTAATATCTATAAGCATTAAAATATTAATATCTATAGGCGTTGAAATAGAGGGTTGCGGTAATGCTATTAGCAAATACAAACCTAAAAACACTAGCTGGACCTACAGCACCTGAAATATCAGCTAAGGTATCAGAATTAATAACCTGATTAGCTGTACCATCAATATCAATAGTCTTAAGTGTTACCCAGTAATTAGGGGTATCTTTATCAGGCTGAACTTGTATATCAAGAGTTGTTACTGTATTATTTGGATTTTCAACAATACAATAGATAAGAGGGGAGTTAAGAGGGAAAGAATCACCTTGCGTTTGATTAACGAAAGAAAACTTTAGCCAAGAATAGGTCATATTATAAATTCCTTAATTATTAGAACTCAAATTTAATACCTTATAGTTAGGATTCAAATTTGATATTAGATGGTTAGGATTCAAACTTAATGTTATAACTATCCCAAGTTCTTCCACCCCATAATCCTACTCTCTCTTCTAAATCACTAAAGCTAACGAAGGGAGAAACTTCACGAAGTTCAATTACTTTCTTAGCTGTAGAACGTCCAATACCTTTAAGACTACTTAGTTCTACTTCGGAAGCAACATTAATATTAATAAATGGTTCTTCCTTAACAATATCACTCTTTACTGGTTCACCAATAATAGGCTTAATCTCACGAGTACGAGGACCATCATCAGAAGTAATAGTACGAATACCGTTTTCTACTAGAGGCTCCTTAGATACAACTACTTCAGTAATCTTAATGTAATCAGAATTATCTCTAATTACTTCAGGTAAAGACTCTTGTTCATAATATCCTGCACCATAGAAATTACCTCCTTTAGAGATATAATCTTTCTTCAAAAATACTTTAGCCATAATCATTCAAAACTGTATACTAATGTGTTTATTTTATAGCATAACAGATTTGACTTACATCAAGAGAAAAGCCAAGACCTTATAGACCTTGGCTTATATAACTGTACACACTATCAAATAGAGATATACGTATATGTATATTATTTGACTTGCTGGCTGAACAGAAGTTTAGGATCAGCAAACACAGGGATGATAGATGCAATACCGATAGTTGCATCTACGGGAGGATGACTCTTAATTTCTTTCGTCACCACATAGATACCCGTTTGACCATCATTTTCCAGAGTCGGACCCATTGCACGTTGACCCATGTTTTCACACAGGAATACAAAGCGGTCGTCATTAAGGAAACGAGTCTTGGTTACAGTTGCATCAATCAGAGGATTTTGGAACATCTCGTCAAAGCGGATGATCGGGGGAATACCGCGACGATCAAGCACCAAGTCAAGTTGTTCAGGAGATGCCGTACCCACTTGAGTTACAGTAGCAGAACTAACTGCATCCTTAGTGGATTGTTGTTGAAGCAGGTTGTTATAAGTTTTGCGAGACATAACAATCTTCTCAGGAGCAAAACCATTGGTATCGGAGAACGTATCTACTGCATTGAACAAATCCTGAATACCATTAGCCGTAGCCAATTGGTCCCAACGCGCACCACCAGTAAGAGCAGCCGGAAAATGGTTATATGTAGTATCGTGGGGATTACGATAATCCATACTCAGAGTTACGCCGGTACGAGGGTCAGTACGATTAATCTGCCCTGTTTGCAGAACTTGCCAAGTCAGAACATCCAACAGTTCGACTTGCGCTCGTGCAACTTGTTCAATCGTACCAAAGAGGAATTTAGCCAAGTCATTATTGCTACCCTGAATATATTGACCACGAGGACCAACAACATCAGACACCTGAATATTCTTCAGATTAGCTTCTTCCATGGCATGTTTCATATCCCACATGGTTTTCTCATCATAGACGTACTGAATACCAGTTTTGATGAGTTCCATCGCAACCGGAGTAAACGTACCTTGACGAGTTGCAGGAGCTTCAGTACCGTATGCGATAACGGAAGCTACGGGATTAATTCTATCGAAGATGTACGAAAGAAATTTGGTAGAGGTATAAGTCTTGAACGGACAGAACGAATCCAACAAATTGGAACGGTGAGTAAGGTTAGCCAGAGTGGTTTCAATAACCATATCTGCTACTTTATTGTTCTGTGCTTGTGAAAGGAAAGAAGAAATATAAGACATAATTTTAGATTCTATAGATGAGGGAAAATACGAGATATGATATATCTTTATCTACATCATATCTCGTATTTTATGAGTGTTATTTAGGTTCCACTGTAGACGTTAAGTTCAGGGAAACGAGCGGCCAGAAGATTATCCCAATAGACCAAACCTACGCGATAAACGTCTCCTTTTTCGTAAGCCCCAAGAATTTCACTTTGACGAACATCATCAAGGTCAATGCTGGAAGCAATCAGACCGTACATGTGTTGAACACGAGGGCCAATAGCAGCTCCATCAGGAACGTTAATTGCAGAAGCAGCAGTTAGGACCAACTTGCTATTGTCGGAATCCACATAAGAAATGGTTCCAATCAGAGGATAGGTCAGGTTGAAGGTAGAAGCTCCAGCAGCAACCGTACCAGCAGTGCTATTCTCACTAACAGTAAGAGTACCAACATCACCCGTGGTATAAAGGGTAACTACAGCACCAGAAACACCAGAACGCAGATTCAGATTCTGAGTAATCCAATGGGAGTTAATGTAGGTGTTGAGTTCAGTAGCAACAGCGGCAGCCGTAGTTTGAGTAACAGTAAAGCTTAGGAAATAGCTACCAATTTGAACGGTGATAACATCTCCAGCAACCCAAGTTCCCCCAATAGTAATAGTGTTGGTGGATTCTTGATGATAAAGAGTATCCCCAGCTTTGAACAACTGAGGGTAGGTGACAAACAGTTCGGTGTCACTGGTGGTTGCAGCAGCGGTTACATAATCACGAGGCAGAGGACGGTCTTCACCATTAACACTTGCAAGGACTACTCCAGCGGGAATAACATAACGACCTAGAGGACTGCGGCTAATAGCAGAACGGGTGATAAGAACAGAGACAGAAGCATGAAGTTGAGAGCTATTCTTGAATACAGCTTTGTCAACATTGTACGGATTTTTGTAATATACGTATGACATAGGAATGATTAAATGAGTGGATACCCTACCATATCAAATTCTATAGAATATACAGACCCTGGTATGGTAGAGAGTTTATAGGGTATGGGTTTAGGTTATGAATTTAGCCCACGAAAGATACCCGCAGCCAAAGAGTCAACTTGCTCATCCGCCGTATCAGGGGCAATGTCTTCCATCGCGATAGACGAGAAATTCAAAGGACTACGATATCCTGCACGATTAGTAAGTTCACCAATGGAGTCAAACAGATTCAGAGCATATTCGATAGCTTGAAGATGAGTTACATCATCAATACCAAGGCTTTCAGAAGCTGCACTAAAGTTAATAGCCCGTTGACCATCATCTTGACCAAACATCCATTGGAAGGCAATAGGAGCAAGACGCTGTTCTTCTACAAGATGAGCCGCATATTCCATGAGGTCATTCAGATGAGAACTAATCTCTTGTTGATGACTAAACTCAAGAACACGCTCATACGCAGCGTTAAATTCTTCAGCTTCTTCTTCATCAATCAGGTCATCCTCATCGTACTCATCATACTCATCCTCAACCTCGAATTCTTCATCAAGGTCATCGTAGAGTTCATCTTCATCATAAGTAGTATAAGGGTCTTCATCTTCTTCGTCGTCTTCATCTTCATCATCTTCAATGAAGGCTTGATGAGAAGCTACAGCGGCATTAACAAGACGTTCGTAGCCAACTTCGTCAGCTTCACCATCTTCATCAATGTAGTATTCTGCAAGAACTTCAAGAGCTTCAGCCGAAATCGGAATTTGCTCGGTCAACATTTCCAGAACATCTTCTTCCGTAGCATCGAAACCAGCAGCATTAAAACCTTCAACCAAGTCCTCAATGGCTTCATCAATAGTCTCATACTCTTCTTCGAGTTTGGACAGTAGTTCGGAAGCGAAAGGCGCTTCAGCTACAGCGGTACTAAACGTAACTAGCTCTTGGTAAGGGCCGGTATAAAAATCAATAGTCATATTTGCGTCGTCTAAACAATCTATTTGGATTATAGCTCAAACCATCATAACGAGAATAATTAGCTTGAGGTTGTTGTGATGCTTTGGCCCCAGGAGATTCAGGCATTTCTGCATCTTCTTGTTGTTCTTCTTCCTTAAAAGTAAGCTCAAACAAACCTTCAATTTCTTTAACAAAATATTCAATATTGTTATAACTTTCTTTTACAGGGTCTCTACCTTGTAACTCTTCCTCCTCAGCAGAATAATAAGAACAAAGAACACGATAAAGAGCTTCAGATAACTCATCATACTTGGTCTTAATCTGCTTAATATTCTCACTACGTCCTAAAGCTTCCTCCATAGAGAACACTTTAGTTTTACGACTCATAGCGGGAGAGATATTACCTTGATAATCATCCTCATCATCACCTTCATAACTCGCGCTAGGACGAGGATTTAGAGAAGATGACTCGAACAACAAAATATTATCAGCTTCGTAATCAGTTCCATCTCTACTGAACATAATACTAGGGCCAATAATAGCGGGAATTGGAGTAGCGGATACTTCTACAAAAGCTTCTGTCACAGGGTCAATACCGGGAGATAAAGTACGAATCTTTCCCTCCTTAATTGCTTTGACAGCATCTGTACCTTTAGCTACTAGACGATCTACAAATACGCCCAACTTACCAATTAAATGCTTGTACTTAGGGTCAGGGAGATTACTTTCGTCAATTGGACAACAGTAAAATTCACCTTCAACATCACCTAAATTAAATTGTTGTGTTTTCTGATGGTCTGATTGAAAAGGAACACGACCTCCTTTTCGCATAAACATATTCGTATTTTCTACAATCTTACGAATACGATCAGGACCAAAGGAATGAGCACGTTTCTTACTATCAACGTGATTTCCTTCTACAAAGATTAATGCTGGACCAGCTAGCTGTAAGCCTTCTGAGCTTTTCTTAAATTTAATTAGCATATTATATTTAACTCTTTTACTAAATTACCATAAACCTAACGCATACAATTATTTTATATTAAAGAAATAAGATAGTCGATTTCAGACTCAATACTTGATAGATAGTACTGGGCATTAGCATCAAATTTAGCTTGTTGTCTAGCAATAAGTTTATCCTTACCTTTAACATTAATATTCATAAACACATCAAACTCAATCCTTTGTCTATTTCGTATACCCTCAATAGTTTCCTTAGCATTAGCTCTAAGAAGTTGTAACTCGTATATCTTATTTTCAATTTGTTCTCTAGTTAAATTAGGTTGTGCTAGAAAAGCTTTAACATCCTCTCTAATATTAAGTCTATATCTTAAAGCTAAACCCTTTAATTGGTTATCACGAAAGAAAAATCTTAAATACGTACCTTGTACCTGATTATTATTAGGAAGTAATTTCTGTACAGCTAGATAATCCTTACCATATTGTCCACCACTACCGACAACTGTAGAAGGAGTTAAGTCTAATACACCTTGACCATCCTGTGACTTAATTCTATACGAGGGTAATCTGTCAAGTTGAGCTATAGTTTCTAATCCAGCTTGACTATAAGCATTAACTTCCTCACGTATCTTGTTACTTGATATATCGTTAAGACGTTGAAACTTATCTGCGGTAACTTTAAGTTTATTAACTCTAGGTACAAATTGTTTAGTTAATTGTTCATCATAAATATCATCTAATAATACTTTAATTAATTCTTCTCTCTTAGCTCTAATAAGAGATATATAAGAGTCTAGAGCAGCTTGGTCTAATGTAGTACTAACTACTGTGGGACGAACTCCAGAACCAGCTTGATAAACAGCATATCTATTACCAATACTATTCTTAGTTGGGGGTAAAGCTACAACTCTAGTAATCCTCTTATTATTTGCTAATTTACCAGCAAAAGCTTTATCAAGAATTGCATTAATAGTATGGTCTAACTCTTCTATTTCTAATTCAGCTTTATTAACAAGTTCATTAATAAGTTGTCTAGAAGTTCTAGATGGGTATTTAGCTAAAGTTGGTAAATCAGCTAAGTCTAAGCCTTTAACATTAACCTTACCCGCTCTGGCTGTACTTGATACTTTTCTTCCTAATCTAGTAGAAACATAATCAACACCAAATAAATCAATAAGGTCTGAATCAGAAAGATTAGTTTGACCTTGTTCTATCTGTTTTTGTAGCTCAAGTGCAGCCTTCTCAATATTCTGACCTAACTTAGGACTAACATTAAAATCTTTAGTTGGTAAAGCTAGTTCAGGAATAGCTTCTTCTATGGGAGTATCATTTAGTACAGCCCTAGAATTTCTTACAACATCTCTACCTACTTCTGTATTAGGAAGGATAATAAGACTTTGTTGCCCAGGGATTTGTAAAACGGGTCTATCAGCTAAATCATCAGCTTGTTTTGTAGGTAAATTAAGTTCTGGACCTAAATCATCTACAGGTTTTGGTAGAGTTAAATCATCTAGAGGTCTCGTAGGTGTTAGGTCATCAAGGGGTTTAGGGGGTGTTAAATCATCAAGTTTTTGTCCCCATGATATGTTAGGGGCTGAACCCGTAACTTGTTCTACAACATCATCACCAATCTGCATAGCCTCTTGTGGGTCGGGTATTACTGCTCTTCCTCTTTGTAAACGTTCTTTAGCAGCATCAGCAAGTTTCTTACCAACACTAGAACGAGCAAAAGCATATGCACCTACACCAGCAGCTAATACTCCTCCAGTTGTAGCTATAATTCTCTTTTTACGTTCTTTTTTCTTTCGTTGTTCCCTTCTCTGTCCCATATTAATTGCTACAGCACCCATAACAACTAGTGATTGAAGTAATCGCTTATCATTAATAACTGTTTCAGGATTAATTTGACTATTAGCTAATTGTGTACTTAATGCTTGTTGGTAAGCACTAAATAGATTCTTCTTCTCTTGTGTTAATTCTTCTTGTGGGGGTACAGGTTCTAGATAGCTACGACAAAATGGATGAACTGAGGGTATATAAAACACTCCTATAGGGGAAGCATCTCGTACTTGATCAAATGTTCGTTTGGTATTAGGGAAATAAGGATAAACTAGTCCTCTAGCTGTAGAGAATGCTCTAATCTCAGCTAAGTTGAATATTCGATTATGTAGACTTGTACAGAATGTTGATGTCTTAGAATCTAATCTACTTACCCATCTAACTTGTTCTACACCATTCTCTACAAAAGACTCTACACGACCTAAGTTATAAGCTGTAGTAATTTCATTGTTAAGAATTCTATCGAGACGTTGATAAGGATTAACAACTAAATTATCTAAGTTATTCATCTCAGCTTCACTTAATACCTCATCAGGTCTAAGTTCTCTTCCTAATCTAGCTCTATGGGTTTGTATATAGAGTTCCTGTAAGGAAGGAGGTTTCTTAGCACTTATCCCTCTAGCTGTTCTAGTTCTATAGGTTTCTTGTAAAGTCTTATATTGTCTACGTGCTTCCTGTAAAGACTTATGCTCTTCTACAACAATAGGGTTAACCCCAGTATATCTATTCTGAGTACGTTCATGTTCAGTCCTAATCTTCTTAGCTATAGTGTTTACAGTTTGTTGAGATATAGTTTCTTGATAACCTGTTGAACCTTTACCTCTTCTAAGTAAACCTCTAACCTTAAGTTCTTCCACTAAATCAGGTGGAAGAGAATCTACGGGAACTACATCCTTAGGCTTAACTTTACCTTTAGTCTTAGTATATTTACCAATAAAATCTGTACCTTTAATTCCCGAAGTAATTCCTAAGGCTTCCATTTCTTTATAAAATTTATCTATACTTGGATTTAATCCACTAATAGAGATATTGCCTTTGTCATTTCTTGGAACTTCAATTCCAAATTCAGCCGATAGTTCTTTAACAGCTTTTAATTTCTTATTATTATAGGCTTTAGCTTCTTCAGGTGTAGCTGAAGGATTACGGGGTTGTTGAAGTATGGCAATTAAAGATTCAATTCTTTGTTTACGTACCCATATCTTACGAGCTTCATCTTCAATTCGATCAAGCTTTGTACTTTGGTCTTTAGAGGGTTTTACTCTTTCTTTATTAAATGATTCTCTTAACCTAGTAATAAGAGATGAATCAGCTTTACTTAAAGGTTGTGTACCTGTTTCTACTTGAGAAATCATTTCAGAGATTAGTTTCTTTCTCTGTGATGGAGTAATATCTTTATTCTTATATAGTTCAGCTATCCGAGTTTTAATTCCGTTCTTAAACTCTTCCTCATAATAGTTACTAAGTTCTAGAGTACGAGCTTCCATATACTGAGCAGCATCATACTTACCTGTCAAATAAGGATAATATGTTTCGATATCTCGTATACGTTCTCTTATATCAACTTCAGTACCTCTAGCTAATGTACCTGGTCTACTACCAGATGGGATATTTTTAGGGGACAACGAAAGTAAAGATTTTAATCTATCTCTAAGATTAACTCCTTGATAAGCTCTATCTTCACCAAGTCTAGCTGTATGAACTGTATTAACTAAACTATCTAAAGTAAAACCTTCTCTCTCTTTAATATATCCAATAACTTGTCGTCTTACAGTTCTATTCTTACCTGGACCAGTAAGTCTATCAATAGCAATGACTTTTTCTTTATCTGTTAGTTTCTTATTTGCTAATATTGTTTTAATTTCTTCTTTCGTAGCTTTTTCAGACTTAGGAAGTAAAGTATTAGACCTAGCAGTGAAATAATCTTCAGGAATTTTACCACTAGGAGATACCTTTAGTTGTAAATTCTGCCTATACCCTTCCATGTAAGCTTTTCTACGAGTAGCATTTTCTTCAATCCAATTACTTATGGAATCAGGAATTTCCATAGGACGGAAGTTTTGAAAATCTTCTACCTTAGCTTCTTTATTTAGAAGTAACTTTAAGCTTAAGTTTTTATCTTCCTTAGACATAGAAGACTCTAAAATATCTTTAATAGCTTCTTGTTCTTCAAGTTTCTTAATTACTCGACTTCTATCATAGTTACTTAAAGTATCCCAAGAATCAATAATCTCATCGTATTCTTGATTAGCAAAACCTTTTGATACAACATCCCCTTTACGAGTATTGGTTCTTACCTTTGCCCCTTTAGGTTCCTTAGGAGTCTTAGGTGACTTGGATTCTGCTAATGGATTACCTACACGAACACCTCTATCCCGTAACTCTCGTGTAGTTTCTTTAAGTCTTTTAGTATTTTCTTTAGCTTCTGACTTATTTAATGCAACAGATAATGGGTCATTAGGATCAATTTCTCTTCCTAAATACCTTAATCGTATTGCATTTTGAGCATCCGGTGATAAAGATTCTAAATCACGTAAAGCTTTTGCTTCTTCTTTCGTTAATTTAGTACTTTTAATTCTAGTTTTAAGGTCTGCACGTTCAGCCTGTAAGTTCTGAATTCTACGTTGTCCTTCCTTAGTACTAGAAGGAACAAAACCCATACGCTGACTTTTCCCCGGACTAGTAGTACGAACCTCCCCTATAGACTTTGTAGCATCTCTTAAACGTATTTTGTTCTTCCTATTAAAAGACTCATAAATTAAATCTAAATCACCTTCTCTATATTGACCTGGATTACGCTGTACATGATCAAGAATACGAGTTTGAATTTCAGGAGATAAAGAGTCAACATCCTTAATATTCTCAGCTAACATCTGCACCCCTCTAGGAACAGAATCTCTTTGTGCTCTACTTAGAATTCTCTGTTGTCTCTCACTATATTTAGGCTTATTCTCATCTGATTTACCTCTACCAGATAAGTCTATAGTTGCAAATTCAATTACTCTAGGGTTGTTATAATGGTTAAAGTCATTCTTGTTCTTATCAGATTTATAGCTGTTAGTATTATTAGTCTTATATACAGAGAATAATCCTTCATGTAAACATTCATACCAAAGAACTTTAAGATAAGGACTTAGTATCTTACCAATACCTAAGTCTTTACCCTCACTATTAACTACGAGCTGACGAATCTTAGCTCTAATTGTGTTGCTATAACGAAAGAGAGTATCATCAAAGAATTTACCTACTTCCTTAGCTTCTCTAGCTTGTCTGTTCTCATTCTTTACATTCCGAGATAAACTAAGGACTTTATTCTTGTCTTTATTCTTTATCTCTTGTAGCTTATGTGTATCAGAAAGAATATCTGACATAATCCTATTTATATGTTGACTTTTATGTTTGGTAGCCATATAATAACACACATAAACAACGTAAACACGGAGAACAAAACATGGCTACACGTACTCAACGCTATCGCTATACCAAAGCTGACCTCGGTACTCATATGCAAGGATTGCTTGCTGACCAAGGTATTAAGCTTAATAAAGAAAAGTCCACTCTGATTGTGGGTGAACTACTGGATTTTATTAAAGTTTCTGTTGCTAATGGTTATGATGTAGCACTGCATGAGTTTGGTGTATTTGAGGCTCGTTATCGTGCAGCTTCTTTGCGTAACAACCCTCAGAATCCCAATGTAAAAGTTGAAGTTCCTGAAAAGTATGTTCCTAACTTTAGTGCATACAGCAGCTTCAAGTCTTTGGTTGCTACCTATGACGGTGAAGCTCCTTATGGTGCTAAAGAAAGTGAACTATGCCCTACGGGTGAATGTCCTATCGCTGAATAATCTACATAAATTCCCTGTAGCTGAATAACAAAACTTAAGTTATAAATATAATTAACCCCACCGTAATAAGTGGGGTTTTTGTTGTTATATAGACTTAAAATCTAAATTTATTTGGCCTATACATATTAAAATTAAGAGTGCTTTGGTTTTTTCCCATGAATTGTGTATCCCGCTTTGCTCTGGGTTTATTTACAGCTAATTGTTGTTCACGTCGGCGCTTTAGTTTACTCTTACTAACTCTATGTACTTTACCTTTTTTTGATTTCCTCATATATGAGGTAACCTCCGGTGTATCATCATCAATAGATATCACCCTAGGACCAGAGGGGCTTTTACTAGCTACAGGAATATCATCATCAATTGTTATAGACTTTGGTTTGTACACCGGTCTAACAGGGCCTAGAACATCGTCTAATGCCCACTCTATTTGTTGAATAGATGGGCCTGAAGGGTCAAAGGGAGCTTTTACGGGTTTATTAGGTGGCATAGTGGGTTTAGTTTTACCAAGTTTTTTTCTCCTAAGAAAATAAGCCCCTGTACCTAAAGCTCCTAGACCTCCTGCTATAGATGCTCCTATAGCAATATTTCTTTTTCTGTTATCTTTTTTGTTATTTGCCATGTTATTTAACTTTTAGTATTATCTTTTACGTCCCATACGAGAATTAAGATTCATATTTGTAGGTTTACGGGGTTTTGCATATCCTGCATTAATACCTCTACCACCAGGAGAACTATACTGAGGGGCTTTATTCATCTTAGAATAATTAGCTCCTGCTGTACGTCTTTGCCCAATAATAGATTTACTCAAATCATCATCTCTACTTGCAGCAAGGGGATTAGGTCTCTTATTTCTATTCCCCATTCTTGCCATGGGATTATCTGTAATTGGAGTTTTAGATGCACCCGGTAGTTTTTTCTTTCCTGTAATAGGTGCAATTTTGATTAGACTCTTCTTACGAAATGGGTTAAATCCAAATTCATAATTATCATAGTCAGAGACATATCGTGATTTAGGTTTATACATATTGAAGTCTATAGTGTTTGTGTGGTTATTAGAATATTTAAGTCCTTGGGCTTTTGCGGCAGCTTTCTTTGCCGCTTTCTTCTTTTTTCTAGAAACTTTAGGTGGTTTAGGTGGAGTAGGTGGAGGGGCTGAACTAGGTGCTTTAGGAGCAGACGGAGGTGCTGTAAGAGGATTAGGGTTAGATGTTTGTGTCTGAGGGGTTTTAGGTTTACCAAACTTCCCTTTTCTTAATGCATAAGCTCCCGCTCCTAATACCCCAATACCCCCGGCGGCAATACCCGCACCTTTAAGTATCTGATTTCTTCTTTCGTTATTCTTTTTGACCATAATGGGTATGAATTAGTTGTTAAAATAGATTTCTAGAATATCTAGGTATTAAAATATATTTCTTGGTTTATCAAAGGCACTTAAGGCTATTGATGTTGCTGTATTAATTCTACCTTTATTAACGTCCTGGGTATTGTAGAATCGTCTTTCCTGTTCTGTTCTTCTAAGCTCTTCACTTATGTCAATTCCAGTTCCCTTCATTAGATTCTTACTTTCAAACCACATTAATGCTAATACTGTTGCATCAATTTGATCATCATATTGACTTGCTGGAAATGTAACTAACTCTTGTACGTATTCAAGAACCCAAGGTGCAATAGATTTAGAGGGAATCCATACTTTATTGTTTTCAAATACGGGAAGATAAGCGTTAACTCGAAGTAGCTTAGTATTTTGTTTATTTCCACCCCAGTTAAAGTCCTTAGGTTTAATCCCTTGTACATTAAGACGAGGAAGCTCTTTACGTATAGTATCAATAGCGGCAGAACCTGTAGCCATTTGTTCAATTATGTTATATCGGATTTGAGGAAACATTTTATTCATACGCTTGATAGCATCAATTTGTTCCGTAAAGCTCCAATGTCCTTTAGTCTGATGTAACAGATAGTATCGTTGGTCTTTACCAAATCCCCATACTTGACCTACACAGAATGAATTGTTAGAGGTTTGATTCTCATCACCAAAGTTAAAGTCCCAAGAACTAATAAGGTAGTGAAAGAGAATTGGGTATTGATAGGGAGAGATGGATTGAGCATAGAACTTGATATCATCCTCTTTAATTAATCCTCCGCCAATGGGAGCTGGACGTTGTTGTAACTGTGCTGCTGTACCATATTTACCAAGTTGAGACTCTAGGATACGAACCTTAGCTTCATTCTGATACTTAGGACAAAGTAGTTCTCCCTCCTCAGTTCTAGGGTCTACAAACTTAAGGGGACTTCTTGTTACATACTTAGGTCTCTTCTCATATCGCATAGGAAGACATAAATGATACCAATCTTCCTCTTGTGCATCTTCTTTTAATATATGTTCTACAAGGTCCATCTCAGAGAGTCTTTGCATAATAATCAGACGTACCGCATTATCAGTGTTAGCACGGGTAGAGATAGTGTATTTCCACCAATCTATGACCTTACTACATGCAGCTTTATTAAATGCTTCGATAGATTTTAGAGGGTCATCTACAATCAAACACGTATAGCCTTCTCCAAGTTGTTTACCAGCACCAATAGTAGATGCAATCCTATATCCTCCTAAGTTATTCTCATATCGACTCTTTTGATTTACATTCTTTCGTAGTTCAAATCTATGTCCCCAACCTTCTTGATACCACTCATGTTGAATAAGACTACGACTACGTGTGGAGTCTCTTAGAACAATATCATCACTATATGAGGTAGTCATGAACTGTTCTTCAGGTTTATTAATCCAAGCCCATGTAGGAAATGAGATGGAACAAATAGTGGATTTAGCAAATCGTGGAGGAATGTTAATGATAAGATTGCGGAACTCTCTGTTGTGAAGAGCTTGAAGATGTTCACATATAGCACCAATATGCCAGTTATCAATAAAAGGCTGAGGTACATGAAAATTCCAAGTCAATTTATGGTATTCATATAAAGACTTCTCTGCTTTAGCATAATTAGTTATTTTAGCTAAACGTTCTTTATCAGCTTGTACCTGTTTCTTATAATCTCTAAGCTGTTGTAGTTCAAGTTGTTTCTGTAATAATTCTTTCTGTTTCTTATGAGAAGCCATACATTATATATTGCTATATTTATAGTTTATATTTATAGTTTATGTTAGTATATTCTAGTTCTTAACAACAACGAAAGATGAGTGTACAATCGCTAACTGATATTCAAGCATTAATTGACGAATTACCTGAAGACCAAAAAGAATTACTTCATGATGGTTATCATAGTTTTAAGGAGTTATATGATTTTCGTCGAGTCTATAATGCCGCGTTATTTAACCTATTGGCAGCAAACAACGTCTGTGAGGTTCATAAAAGCTGGAAACATGAAGATGGTAAATGGTGTTTTGATAAGCCTAATGAATGGTTTATTGTCGTAGCTATTCTTCCTACAGGTCAGGTTAGTAATCACTATGAGGCTAAGTACTGGGATGATTTTAGAGTACCTGAAGTAGAAATTCCTCCTTATGCATGGGATGGACATACAGGTAAAGATGTACTTGAACGATTAGGAAGTCTATAACTATATAAAATATATAAAATACCGATTAAGGAGTTACTAGATAACTCCTTTTTTATTCTTATAAAAAGAGACCCCTCAGGGTGCGCATTGTTAAGAGGCGTGAGAGGTACATACTTACAGTGTAAAACCTAATATATTATAGGTACATGAGGGTAAGGTCAATAAAAATAATGTAGGGTTAAAGTTTAATTACAACAAACCCATTCTTTATATCTTCATTAGTTAGACTTTGCACATAAGTATAGTTATGATGGGTTACATTATTGGTATTTGTATGTTGGGTTCTGTTATATGCAGTAAATTGAGGAATCTTTCTATCATCAAACCCAGATGCATATCCTATTGGATAGTTACTACTGTCGTATTCAGGTAAGTACCCATCATTGTATGAAGTAAAACATAATTTCTCATAATTGTTACTGACGAAAGTAAATTCCTTTAGATTACTTATGGTTTGTTCTATATGATAAGCCCAACTTTCATAGTATTTATTATCTAGTGCTTTTGTTATATCCGTACTCCATGAAGTTACATACCCGTAGCATTTAGTGACAGATTCTATCTTACATACGTGGTAAGAAAAATCGTATTTTACACCTCTATCATTAACAAATTGAACTTTTACTGTATTACCTTCATCTGTATTTCCCTTATCCTGCTCTTTATTCCATCCATATATTCCAACAGATGACAATGAAGGTGTAACTTCTAGATATTCTTTCGTTAATACTAGAGATTGTTCTGTAACGTTGTTAAAGGCATTGATCAATGACATATAAAGTATATCTACTTGCGTATATTGTACTTGTGTTTGTACCCCTAGAGTATATAAGATATGGGTAGATAGGGCAAGTAAGGTTTACTTATATAAATAGTATTTAGGTGTAAGCAAAATAGAATCTAATATTATTGAGA